CCGTTCTATTTAAAAACCTTTGTAACTAACTATATATCAAATATTTAAAAGAACATTTTGTATTTTTAATGGGACACTAGTGATCATTAACCATTAATCATTAATCATTAATCATTAATCATTGCTGGCATTAACAATTAACAATTAATAATTAACAATTATGTTAGATATTTCTTTACTCAAATCAGGGCGTAACACCCCCTTACCCAATCCTGTAGAGGCACAGAAAGCCCTCAACCCAGCCTTGCACCCTGTCAATGACCCCGTGCTGAGGCGAGACAAGCAGGTACAGACCTCCGAAGGCACACGCCTTGAGCGTGTTGCCCGCATTGCCTTGCCCTTGCAGCAGCTTATCATCAAGCGCTCGGTAGCCTTTCTCTTTGGTACTCCTGTGCGCTATGAGTGTGACAGTGGGGACAAGCAGCACCAACAGGCCTACAAGGCTATCCTCAAAATCCTCGCCCAAGCCAAGGACAACAGCCTAAACCGACGTATTGCCCGCGCGACCTTCTCCTTTGGCGAATGTGCCGAGCTGTGGTATCCTGTCCCTACCGCTACTCACTATGACTATGGGTTCCCCTGCCAGTTCAAGCTCCGTTGCAGTCTGTTTTCGCCTGCTTTTGGCGATACGCTCTACCCTTATTTTGACGCCACTGGTGATATGACTGCTTTCTCCCGTGCCTATAAGAGTCTCAACCCTCAGGGAGAAAGTGTAGGGGAGCTTGCCGATTACTTTGAGACCTACACAGCCACCGAACATTACCTATGGCGTATGGTATCAGGTCAATACCTCTTAGAAGAGGGCTATCCCAAGCCCAATCCTATCGGTAAGATACCTATAGTATATGCCCACCAACCCCATAGGGAAACCCAAGAGGTAGATCCACTTATTGAGCGACTGGAACATCTCTTGTCCAATTTCGCCGAAACCAACGACTACCATGCCGCACCTAAGCTCTTTGTCACGGGCAACATACAGGGCTGGAGCCAAAAGGGCGAACCAGGGGCTATCATTGAGGGCGACAAGGACGCTTCCATGCAGTACATCTCTTGGCACAATGCCCCCGAATCGGTCAAGCTGGAGATGGACACCCTGCTGCGTATGATCTACACCCTCACCCAGACCCCCGACATCTCCTACCAAAGTGTCCAATCCATGTCGCCCCCATCGGGTGCCGCCCTCAAGCTCCTTTTCCTCGACGCCTCGCTCAAGGTGCAGGACAAGCGCGAAATCTTTGACGCCTACCTATCACGGCGCTTGGCCATTCTCAAGGCCTACCTCGCTCAGTTACATACACCCCTGAGGCAAGCCGCCGCCCAAGTGGAGATCACCGCACATATTCAAGAACTTATATAGTTTTGAGTTCTTAGTTTTGAGTTCTTAGTTAACTCAAAACTCAAAACTCAAAATTTAAAACTAACAACTTACAACCAACTCAAAATTTAAAACTCAAAACTCAAAACTCATATGTTATTTTTTCTCGTTCCCTTAGTCCTCTTGTATCATTCCGATACGTCCATAGCCTTGCGAGATAGGCTGTATTACCTATGGCAAACGCTCTCTCGCAGCGCCCCCTTCATGCTCCTATACCGCTACTTTCACTCTTGGCAACAGACCCATGAGGCTTTTCTGGTAGCTTTGGGAGTAGCTCTTGTGATCAATATGTTTGTCGGGGTCGCCTACCATCTGCGCCAGCGTACTTTCTCCTTGTCGGAGCTGTTAAAGAAAAGCGCCCAGATGCTTGGGGTCATCGCTGCGGTATATATACTCTTGGCACTGCTAAAAGTCCCTTTGGCCGAGAGCCACACTGGCGAACTCTTTGAGAGCACCCTCCAGCTGATGACCCTGCTATACCCAGTGAGCAAGGCCGTCAAGAACATCTTTGTACTCACCCATGGCAAGTATCCCCCCGCTTGGGTGATCAAGGCGCTCTATAACTATGAAAAAGAAGGCAAACTCAAGGAATTTTTTAATAATGACAAGTGATAAATCAACCATAGATTTTCACTAACTTTGTACCTAAAAATAAAACCCATATGAAACACATAATACTTCTACTCCTCTTAGGAGTTTATTCCTCAGCATTCGCACAAAATAAGATAGAAGGTCTATGGTATCTCTTTGACCTCTTTGGAGAGAAACCCTCCATGGAGATGTTCCGTTTAGAAAGACAAACCCAAGAAAGATCAGGTTATCGCATAGAATTAGATAAGGATAAGACTTTTTATAGTACTTATTTTGCCCCTTGTGGACTGGATTGTTTTGTCAATACTAGGGGTAAGTTCCTGATTTTCAATATACCTCAGTCGCTTAGGATTAGAATGGCAGTCGCTTAGGGTTAGAAATTCTGTCTTTTTTCAAAGCACATAAAAAAAGACTATAAGTAGTTAAACAATATTATTTTTTTGCGACTAATAGGATTTTTTTATTAGATTTGCAGTCGCATACAATAGGGGTGTAAATTAGAATTTAAATAATATTGTTTTTTATAAATATCATATTTATTTGCTATGGAAAAAAAGAAAAAGCATACAAACTTGCAGATTACCAATTAAACAAAGAAAATCCTTTCCTTAAGCAAGCACTTGAAGTTATACAAGAGAATGTAGTGAAGAGGTATAAAACGGCTTCCAAAACATCTCAGAATGCAATACTACAAGCTATTGACCCTAATACAGGAGAACTATTGGGGCATACTCAATTTATTAGGCAGATAGAATTAGATGAACAGCAATTCGCTAAAGTTTATTTGAGTGGTTTCCCTAAATTCTTTGAACTAAAGCCTCAAGCCATTAAAGTATTTGGATATATTCTCAATCAATTGACACCAAATAAGGACGAATTTATATTTATATTGGAAGATTGTATGGAATATACTGGTTATAAGGCTAAAAGTTCCGTATTCATAGGCTTAGGCTCATTAGTAGAATACGAGATTATAGCAAGGGGAAGAGCTGACAACTTATATTACATTAATCCAATGGTATTTTTTAATGGGGACAGAATAACTTTTGCCAATACGTATGTGAAGAAAAAGAAACCAAAACAAAAGATAGACCCCAAACAATTGGAATTTGAATTCCCCGATTTTCCTAAGGTTGAACCTAACAAAGCTTTTTAATATGAATACAATCTTAAAGGAGAGCGAAAGGCAAGTATTATCTGAGTTCTTCGCAAATCAAACTAGGCTAAGCGAAAGAGGTCAATCCCTATTAGATTGCGAATAAATAAAAAATTATTATCTTTGCACTGTCTATGGAACTAACACTGTCACCAACAGAAATAGAGGAACTTAGAAAGCTCCAACGCAACTTGCAAGGTCGCTCAGATTATGCCCGAGTTACCTGTATTTTGATGCTTTCTATGGGCAATACTCCTATTTTTGTTGCTGATTGCTTAGGTAATGAGGCAATTCGAACTAAATTTAGAAATCTTAAATAATTATCACAAATGAAAAGATTATTTTTAACCTCATCATTCAGTTCAGTAGCAGAATTGTTTGAAGATTTTGCAGGTGAACCCGTAAAAGGGAAAAAACTTGCTTTTATTCCAACAGCAAGTTTGGTAGAAAAAGTGCGTTTTTATGTAGATGATGATAGAAAAGCCTTTGAAAAATTAGGTCTTATCATAGAAGAATTAGAAGTTTCTACCGCTACTACCGAAGAAATAGCTACAGCATTAGAGCGAAATGATTATATTTTCATTTCTGGAGGGAATACATTCTACCTAATGCAAGAACTAAAAAAGAAAGGGGCTGACAAGCTACTTATAGAACAAATTAATAATGGAAAGTTGTACATAGGTACTTCAGCGGGTTCTGTCATTGCCTCTCCTACTATTGAATTTGTTAGCGATATGGACGAGACCAAAAAAGCTCCTGAACTTACTGATTATTCAGGCTTACATTTGGTAGATTTTTACTTATTGCCTCATTATCTGAACTTTCCATATGAGGAATCTAGTCAAAAAGTAGTAAACGAATATTCACCGAAAATAGATCTGAGACCTATTTCCAACAATCAAGTAATTACTGTTTTAGGTAATGAAATAAAAACACTTGAAAAACCCACCAGCTGAACACGTTGGCAAAAGCCGCCATGCCCAGCTAACACCTATTGCAATAGCTATATAAATAGCTGTTGCAATAGTTATTTTTTTTCCTTAACTTTGCCTATCTAAGTTAACGTGAGTTCGACGTAAACAAAATTATATTTTTCTCCCACAGATTCCACGGATTTTCACGGAGAGAATGATACAACAACTAAGTATAACTCCTTAATTTCCACGGATAAA